GGAACTTATTACGGTGAAGCAATTATCTCAAAAGTCACGAGTGCCACCAATATAACTATTGCTTCTACTGATGGACTTAGTGGTGCTGCAATAGGTGGGGGAACTGAATACCTTTTAAGTACACTTCCTAAGTCAACCACTCACGATCACGTTTATAGTGGTAAGCATAGAGGGGCACCAACATTTAAAAATCATTTAACTAGATCCGCAGTAGATGCTTCTGCTGTTGGTGAATTAAATATTCCTATCGATATCATAGCGATTGGCAATCCTAACAATCAAATTGATTTAGCAGTAGGTGATCATTACTTAGATTCTCCTGGAGCAGATACTGGAACGGGAATTGAGGTTATTGGTGTAGGAACAGCAAATGCTACAAACACATCCCTAGCAATTGTTGGATCTGATAAAGTATTTGTCGTTGCACCTCCTGGAGTTGTGGTTGGTGATGAAATAAGTGTTACTGCTGGTGGAGTTCTTGGTGCTAGTGTAGCTTCTATTGGTTCGACATTTGTTACTATAGCTGGTACAGCAACAACACTTTCTGTTGCGGTTGCAAAAGATGCTAGAGTTATGTTTAGTAGTGATGGTGTAGTAAGTTTGGCATCTACAATATCTAGTGGTATTTCAACTGGTGATGTTCTATACTTCCAGAGAAGATCTGGTGGATATGATAAACTAGTTTATGGTATTTCCGATACAACTTCTGCACTCTATGATGGAGACAGTGGTAAGTACAGAACCGAAGGTGGTGGATGGGTTGGTGTTACAACCTACGTAGATATGCATGGTAATCTAAGAGTTAAATCTGAGACTTTGGTTGCGATGTCTGGAATTACAACTGGTATACATGGTATAGGTTACCCAACTCCTGTTTAAATTAGTATAATATGATATGAGATTTGATGAATTGAATGAGAGCAACTATATGCTCTTTGCTATAAAATTTTATAACAATCCACAATCCGTAACAAGAGAAGATTTTGAAGATGATTTGAAAAGGATTAAGTATATAAAGAGACTGTTAAAACGGTATAAGAATACTGGTGAACTTAAGGTACACCTTATATTAAACCATTTAACTGTTCTTTTTAATGTATTTGATGAAGCAGCAGTTGCTCTTTTATTCTATAATTTAGAAAGGGATCTCTGGCCATATATTAAAAGTTTTCTTTTATTTTTAAATAGACTTCCAGAATATCCTCATACTGAAATCAATGATATAGAAGAAGATTCTGTTTGTTTATCTCAATTACAAGAAGTTTAATGGATGACAAACTCGCTAAAATTATTTCTAAAGTCAGAAATATAAATGAAGAAGCACCAACTAATGCAACTGGTTCTTCAATAGCGAATTATAATAAATTTCTCTTTCCTGTTGATGATGATTTAATAACTCAAGATTATCAAACTCCTGCTGAACTTGGATTGGCAAAGGATGAATTTTTAGGAGTTTATCCTGTTATGAAATTACAATTAGATAAAAGTAGTGATGGACCTTCTATAGATAGTATGGTAGATGCATCAAAGGAATATGTAAATCGTATGGATAATCAAAATAAGAAATCTCCTGTAGAGAACGTAATTGATATTATACGTAGTCTTCAAAATATAAAGGAAGATGCTCCTGTTAATAATGTAGGTGGTGGTGCTATTGCAGGAACTGCTGCTGCTGGAGATGATCCACCTGTGTTTAATAAGAAAAAAAGAAAACCAACACCAGTGGGTAGATACGGATCACGTAGAATGTGGTTACAAAATTTGAAGAATGATGGAAAGTAATAACGCATTAATAGAAAGACTAGAAAGAGTAATTGAAACATTGAGTGAGAACTCAATTAAAATGGGACAGATGCTTGCTGTTCATGATGAGAAATTAGATAAACAGGATAGAATTGATGCAGTACTATTTGAGAAAGTGGAATCGCTTCACAAAGAAGTCAGCCGTTCAACTGCGGAAATTAAGGCAGGATGTGAGAGAGATATTCGCAAGGTAGATGAAAGACTCCGCACTATGGAGAAGAAGATGTGGAGTATATTTGGTGCATTAAGTATAATAAGTTTCCTTGTTAGTCCAGTTGGACAAAGAATTGTGGGGTCAGTGTTGACTCCAGCAGTAGAATCTAGTATAATACAAGAAAAGTAATTACTATACAATGAGTGAAGTTCATTTCAAGAAGCACCGAGTGTTTCGTGAAACTGATGACGTGATCTTTTATGATATATCAGTCGAAGAATCAAATGCTTCTGATTTAGTTGTTCATACAGGTGCTGCGACATCACCTCCGAACGATAGAGTGGGTGCAAAGCAATTTTATATACACAAGTATCAAGACGATTACAATAGGGTTGTTTCTGGCGAGAGACAGTTTGAACTGGTAAACTTTGATTGGAAGTATCCATATCATATAGTTCATCTCAATCGTGCTAGTGGTGCCCTACTCATACCCAGATTAACCTATCATAGGTCTGTATCAGGTAAGGATGGTTCTATTGTCATCAATCAATCCCACAGGTATGAAGGATTTGATTGTGAGAATGAATTTACACCAGTATCCTGTGCGGATACACATAAGTTATATAAGGTATTGATGCACGAGAAACCAGTAGTGCACACATTGGGTGAGTAATGGATATAATTGATTCCAAATATATTGGTCTCGTATCCTCAAGACTTCAGAAGTTTAAGAGGGTTAAGGGAGATCTTTACAATTTTCGTTGCCCTCTTTGTGGTGACTCTAAGAAACATAAAAATAAAGCACGGGGATATTTGTATCCTTTAAAATCTGACATGAACTATAAGTGTCATAATTGTGGTGCTTCATCAACTTTTAGTAACTTTTTAAAACAAATAGACACTACTCTTCATAAACAGTATGTTTTTGAGAAATTTAAAGAAGGTAAAACTGGTAAAGCTTCTATTATTGAAGAACCTAAATTTAATTTTAAGAAACCAGTATTCAGGCAGAAATTAGATTTACCAAAGGCATCAGAGGTTCCTGTTGCTAAGAAATATCTTGAAAAAAGAAAATTAGATCCAACACAATTTTACTTCACTAACAAATTTAAACAGTGGGTAAATACCAAAAAACAAACGTTTGACACCATAGGTAGGGATGAGTCTAGAATCATTATTCCAATGTATGATACAGAACGTAATCTAATCGGTTTTCAAGGTAGAAGTCTAGGTCCTAATTCTGTTAAATATATCACAGTCATGCTAAACGAAAAGGCTCCTAAAGTTTATGGAATGGATCGAATCGACACAGAAAAAAGTGTCTATGTGGTTGAAGGACCTTTTGACTCAACATTTGTCGAAAATAGTATCGCTCTATGTGGGAGCGATGGTGACGTTGAGTATCTTAAAGCATACGACCTTATCTATGCTTATGATAATGAACCCCGTAATCAAGAAATTGTCAATCGTATTGAACGATGCATCAGAGATAATAAACGGGTGGTCATCTGGCCAAGAGGCATAGTAGAGAAGGACATTAATGATATGATACTTTCAGGACATGATATAATGTCAGTTCTGAAATCAAATACATATTCAGGATTAGAAGCACAAATTAAATTTAACAACTGGAAGAAGGTATGAGCAACGGCACCAAAGTTAAGAAGAGAAATGGTTCTATTGAACCACTAAATCTTGAGAAAATGCATGTTATGGTAGAACAAGCATGTGAGGGAATAGCAGGAGTATCTGCTAGTCAGGTAGAAATTAATTCTGGTATTCAATTTTATGATGGTATCTCTACTGGTGAGATACAAGAAATTCTTATTAGATCTGCGAGTGATCTGATTGATTTGGATCATTCTAATTATCAATTTGTTGCAGCACGTTTATTGTTATTTTCTTTACGTAAGAATTTATTTGGACGTTTGCATGATATTCCCCCTGTTAGGGATCATGTTGAGAAATGTGTCGAGAAGGGAGTGTATGATCCTGAATTGCTTGATTTATATTCAGAAGAAGAGTACAATAAGTTACAGTCATTTATTGATCATGATCGTGATTTCCTGTTCACTTATGCAGGATTACGACAAGTAGCCGATAAATATTTGGTACAAGATAGAAGTAATGGTGCTGTTTATGAGACACCACAGTTCATGTACATGCTCATTGCAGCAACAATTTTTTCAAAATATCCACAAGAAACGAGGTTAGATTATGTCAAACGATACTACGACGCAATCAGCAGACACAAAATCAACATCCCAACCCCAATCATGGCGGGAGTACGAACACCTCTTCGTCAATATGCATCTTGTGTTCTGGTTGATATTGATGACACCCTCGATAGTATCTTTAGCAGTGATATGGCTATTGGCAAATACGTCGCACAACGTGCTGGTATCGGTATTAACGCAGGGAGAATCCGTGGCATCAACGCTAAAATCCGAGGGGGAGAAGTTCAACACACAGGTGTCGTCCCCTTCCTTAAAAAGTTTGAAAGCACTGTCAGATGCTGCACACAAAACGGGATCAGAGGCGGCTCAGCTACTGTCCACTTTCCGATCTGGCATCAGGAAATACAAGACATCCTTGTTCTCAAAAACAACAAAGGAACAGAAGACAACAGAGTCAGAAAACTCGACTACAGTATCCAATTAAGTGCTTTATTTTATCAACGATTTATTGACAGTGAGGAAATTACATTATTTTCTCCTCATGATGTGTTAGGACTTTATGATAGTTTTGGTACTGAATCATTTGATGAACTATACGTGAAGTATGAAAATGATGAATCAATACCAAAGACTCGTGTAAGTGCACAAGAACTTATACTAGATCTTTTAAAAGAAAGAGCAGAGACTGGTAGGATCTATATTATGAATATAGATCATTGTAATTCTCATTCTTCTTTTCAAGAAAAGGTTGAGATGAGTAATCTATGTCAAGAAATTACACTACCAACCAAACCATTACAACATATTGATGGAGATGGTGAAATAGCATTGTGTATATTGTCTGCTATTAACGTTGGAAAATTAAGAGATCTTTCTGACTTTGAAACTTTATGTGATCTTAGCGTTAGAGCTCTTGATGAACTCATTGATTTTCAGGGATATCCTGTTAAAGCAGCAGAAATTGCTACAAGAGCACGTAGAAGTCTTGGAGTAGGTTTTATTGGTCTAGCACATTATCTTGCTAAACAAGGTGTAAAATATGATCAACCAGAGGCATGGCAATTGGTTCATGATTTAACTGAAGCATTTCAGTATTATCTTATTAAATCTTCTGTAAACCTTGCAAAAGAAAAGGGTGCTTGTGAGTATTCTGATAGAACTAAGTATGCTCAAGGCATTCTTCCGATTGATACTTATAAAAAAGATGTTGATAATATTGTTCCTAATAAATTAAATTATGATTGGGAATTGCTTAGAGAGGAAGTAAAGCAGTATGGTATACGTAATAGCACATTGTCTGCTCAGATGCCTTCAGAATCTTCTTCAGTCGTTAGTAATGCAACAAATGGTATAGAACCTCCTAGAGGATATCTTTCAGTTAAAAAATCTAAAAAAGGACCTCTTAAACAAATCGTACCTCAATATGGATCTCTTAAAAATAATTATACGTTACTTTGGGATATGCCTAGCAATACTGGTTATATTAATGTGGTTGCAGTTATGCAGAAATTCTTTGACCAAGCGATTAGTGGAAACTGGAGTTATAACCCAGAGCATTACGAAAATTCTGAAGTTCCTGTTAGTGTAATGGCACAAGATCTTTTAACTACATATAAGTACGGTTGGAAGACATCTTATTATCAAAACACATACGATGTAAAAACTGATGAAATAGAAATTTCAGTTCCTACTGGTGAAGAAGAAGTTGGTATTCAAGGACATACTCAATTACAATCGTTAGTTAATGATATAATGACTTCTGATGAGGAAGCTTGTGAAAGTTGTTCAATTTAAGAAAAAGTGTTATCAATACAAGAATGACCGATGTTAAATCTATGACTGTCTTTAATACTGAAGAAGTCAACACTAAAAAACAACCAATGTTTTTTGGTAAACCTTTAGGAGTTCAAAGATATGATACTTATAAGTATCCTGCATTTGAGAACTTAACTAAATCTCAATTAGGATACTTTTGGAGACCAGAAGAAGTTTCTTTACAAAAGGATAGAGGAGATTATCAACAGCTGCGTCCAGAGCAAAAACATATCTTTACATCCAACTTAAAGTATCAGACGATGCTTGATAGTGTTCAAGGTAGAGCACCTGGTATGGCATTTGCTCCATATTGTTCTCTTCCTGAGTTAGAAGGATGTATGAATATATGGCAACTTATGGAGATGATTCATAGTCGTTCATACACATACATTATCAAAAATATATATTCGGATCCTGCGGAAGTATTTGATACTATTCTTAGAGATGATAAGATTCTAGAACGTGCTGCTAGTGTTACTAGTGCATATGATAATTTTATTAATTATGCACATCAGTACGATCAAAGTAACCTGTGGAAAGATGAATGGAGGGAGCATATTAACTCTCAATGGACACGTAAGGATTTAAAAAGACACTTATATAGGGCAGTTGCTAATGTTAACATTCTTGAGGGCATTCGTTTTTATGTCTCTTTTGCTTGCAGTTTCGCTTTCGGTGAGCTTAAACTTATGGAAGGGAGTGCAAAAATCATTTCCCTCATTGCCAGAGATGAAAACCAACATCTTGCAATCACCCAAAACATTTTAAATAATTGGAGAAAGGGTGATGATCCAGAAATGATTGAAATAGTTAAGGAAGAACAACCTTGGTTAATTCAGGCATTTAAAGATACTGTAAATGAGGAAAAGAGATGGGCAAAATATTTATTTAAGGATGGATCTATGATTGGATTGAATGATAAACTCCTCCATCAGTACGTGGAATGGGTTGCCAATCGCAGAATAAAAGCACTAGGACTTAAACCAATCTATGACATACCTGCAAAGAATAATCCACTTCCTTGGACAGAGCATTGGATCTCTTCTAGGGGTCTTCAAGTGGCACCACAAGAAACAGAAGTCGAATCCTATATCGTCGGAGGAATCAAACAAGACGTTAACAAAAACTCCTTCTCAGGATTTAAACTATAGTTTGGAAGATTGTTATGAAGCATACACAGAATCTCCCTGTGACAACTGGGACGACTTCGCAGGTGGATAGAAAATTTATTTTTGATGTTGATGGAACACTTACTCCCAGTAGGAAACAGATAGATATAAAATTTTGGGCTTTCTTTTTAAAATTTTGTTGTGGTAATGATGTTTATCTTGTTACTGGAAGTGATAGAGAGAAGACTGTAGATCAATTAGGATTAGATATATGTTATAGGGCTAAAAGAGTATATAATTGTTCTGGTTGTGATGTGTATGAAAGGGATGTGAATATCTATAGAGATACATGGAAACCATCTGATGAAGTAAGACAATTTTTACAAGATGAATTAGATTATAGTCAGTTTAAAATAAGAACTGATCCTCATATAGAAGAGAGACCAGGCTGTATAAACTTTAGTATATTAGGTAGAGGTGCTAATTGGGAAGAAAGAGAAACATATATTCAATGGGATAAGGATGAGCATGAGAGAGAAAT